GGTGGTATAACTACAGCAGGTACTACATCAGCAATACCCTCTCCAGACGCTGTAGCTGCACCTATTGTACAACCAGCTACTATAGACTCTGTTACAGCTACACCTGATGTAGATACAGCCCTCTCAGGAGTAACTCCAGCTACAGGTGTATTAAGCGATGAAGCTACTATGACAGCGGCTCAGGGTGATCCTACACAGTTAGCTCAGCTAGATCTACAAGCGGCTCAGGGTGAAGCGGCTAAAGTAGAAGATGCTCCTACACGTGTAGTTGAAGCAGGAGAGATGATTGATGGCTCGGCTGTAGATCAAACAAAAGTACAAGACATTTATGGAACACAGAAGCTAGAAGCGGCTAGTGTTAAGGATGAGTTAGCCTCTCTTATGGCAGACTTTGAAGGTGGCGCTACACCAACATGGGCTGCAGGTGCTATGAGAGGTGCTACAGCTACTATGGCTGCACGTGGTCTAGGAGCATCATCCATTGCTGGTATGGCTATTGTACAAGCGGCTATGGAGTCTGCACTACCTATTGCACAGATGGATGCATCTAATAAGCAAGAGGTTGCTATGGAGTCTGCACGTCAACGTGCTGGTTTCCTCAATATGGAATTTACACAAGAGTTTCAAGCTAAGGTTCAGAATGCATCTAGGATATCTGAGATAGCTAACATGAACTTCACTGCACAACAGCAGGTAGCTCTTGAGAATGCTAAGATGGCTCAGACTATGAACTTAGAAAACCTGAGTAATCGTCAGGCTAAGGTTATGGCTGATGCTGCAACTATGTCTCAGATGGACTTAACTAATCTAAATAATAGACAGCAGTCACTGGTACAAAATGCTCAGGCTTTCTTACAGATGGATATGGCTAATCTTACCAATGAGCAACAGACAAGTATGTTTGTAGCACAACAGCGTGTTAATACTATCTTATCTGATACAGCACAAGAGAATGCAGCTAAACAGTTTAATGCTACATCAGAGAATCAGACTAACCAATTCTTTGCTACACTTGCTACACAGGTATCACAGTTTAACTCTGAGCAAACTAATGCTATGTCTCGTTTTAACGCTGGTGAAGCTAATGCTCTGTCTAGGTTTAACTCAGATCAAGACAATGCACGTGATCAGTTTAATGCTACTAATCATTTGATTGTAGCTCAGGCTAATGCTCAGTGGGCGCAGTCTATAACAACAGCTGAGAATGCGGCAGACAACCAAGCTAACCGTGATGCGGCTCTAGCGGCTAACAACTTAACCATGACTGCCTATAATAACATGGTTCAACGTGAACGAGATATTCTTGCTTGGGCTTGGCAGTCAGGTGAGAATGCAGCTCAAAGGGATGCTAGTATTGCTATGTCTAAGATTGCTGCTGAAGCTAAGGCTTCTGCTGGTGGTGACACTGACTCTAGTGGCTTGTCAGCCGCATCAGGGAAGTTCCTTGGAGAGATTGCTGTTAACGCAGCCGCCCTACTATTCGGAAAGTTATAAGAAGGTAATATCAACTATGCCAGAACCAGGTTATAATCCAAACGCTGTATCCAGTTACTACAATCCTAGTAGATCTACACGTCCTAAGCTACGTCCTGCAGGTTTAGGTTCACGTTCTAGTGGTTCATCTAGGGCTGATAGAAAAGGTGAGTCTGCAGTTTTCTCTGCACCTAAGCCAGTGTATACACCTCCATCAAGTTCTAGGGATAATAATAAATCTAAAGCTGAAGTACCAGCAAGCCCAGCGGATAATCTATATAGTATTACTGCTGAGTCTTTAATGAGTGCTGGTGGTGGTAGTAGTCTTTCATCACCTAGTTCAAAAAGAGTGTTACCTATGACTTTGTATGAACAAAAGAATATGCAGGAGATGAAGACTGAACTAGAAGATTATCTACGTGGTGTTGCTGTTGAAGATGCTATTACAGCTGACATGGCTGTACCAGAAGTTTATACAGGTGAAGTGAATGATGTTGAGGTTAAGTCTGGAGACACACTGACAGCTATAGCTAAAGATCAGGGTGTATCTTTACAGGAGTTGATAGAAGCTAATCCGCAGATAGACGACCCTGATCTGATTTTTCCTGGGCAGAAAATAAACATACCAAGTACAGAAGAAACACCTGTTGTGGATATAGCTACAGCTATTGAACAAGATCAGATTAGACAACAAGATACATCTACATTAAAAGGTAGCCAAGTAGGTCTTATGTCTAGACCTAGAGGGTCTATGGGAGATGGAGAGAGTATAGTAGAGGCTCTAGATATAGCCGCTGAAAGGAAGGACGTAGATCCTACTGATGTACTAAAGAAAGTTCTTATGCCTATCGCCTTCCATGAATCTGATGGCACAATGGACCCTAAACTAGCTCAGTATGGTGGAGGTCCTGCTAGAGGTGTTATGCAATATGAACCTGATAGCTTTGTAACAGCTGTAACAAGAGCTAAGAATCATTATAAAGATAAGCTTAAACAAGACGTACCTCAGTGGATTTCTAGTATAGATTTATCTGGAGATATACAAGATGAGATAGTTTCTTTATCGGCTGATCAACAAATGGCTATAGCTGTGTATGATATGTTAGAGCACCCGAAAGCCGATATAGGTAAAGTAATATCAGGTAAACAAAGTATAGAAGATTTTTGGGCTGAGCATTGGTGGGCAGGACCTAAGAAAGAAAAGAAAAAAAGAATAAGGGCATTTCGTGTAAGTCAAGCTAAGCTAAACAAATCACCATCCGATAATATAACAGCGTTTGAGTTCCCATAATGTTTGGACTTCCCTTAGAATTAATAACAATGCTTTTCTCCACTGTCTTAGGTGGAGTTATGTCCATATGGGGACAAAGTAATAAAGCTAAAGCAGAGCAACAGAAAGCTCTAGTAGGCGCAGTCAGTGAAGCTAGAGAGCATGGTAGTAAAGATAAACACTTTGCTTGGACACGTAGGATCATAGCTTTATCTGCAGTAGGATCTATTATTGTGTTGCCAAAGTTAGTAGCAGTATGGTATCCTGACGTAAGTGTAATCGTTGGTTATACAGAAGTACAGGGTGGCTTCATCAACTGGCTCTTAGGCGCACCAGATGCTGTACACTGGAAAGCGGCACGTGGATTCGTTATAACACCTCTAGACACACACATAGTTTCAGCAATAGTCGGCCTATACTTTGGCGCTGGCTTCACTAAATAGGATATACACATGCCAATAGCAGGACCATTTGATAGACCCATTCCTGGTGAGTCACTCACAGGTGAACCACGTAATAACCCTTGGGAACAACCAGCCCAGATGTCAAACATTAATGAGGTGGCTGCATACTACATTGAGAGACTAGACAATGAAGAGATACTACAAGACTTTGGTTCTATGATGGAAGCTGGTGTATCTTTAGCTCCTATTGTTGAGACTGTATACCTTCAAGGTGTTATGAGAGGCTTACACTCACTAGATGCAGGAGTTGTTGTAGCGCCTGTTATACACGCATATTTAAAAGCTTCTCTTGAAGATCTAGGTGTTATGGTTAAAGATACAAACGATAACCCACAGAAGAAAGCAGAAGCTGCAGAGATGCAACGCTTCCTCATGATTGCTAATAGTATGTTAGATAAAGAGGGTACAGATGAATCTGATGAAGGTCAACAGATGATTGAGTCTATGGTTGAAACGCAGGAGGGAGAACCTGTGGAAGAAGAGATGCCACAAGAAGAAGAAGTGACACAAGAACAAAAGCCTATGGGCTTGATGGCAAAGGGTTAGTATACAATGGCATTTAATAAAAACGAATTTATGGCTCAATTCCTTAACCAAGTTACAGATCGTATGGGTGAGATGACTGATGAGGCTAAAGCCTTTAAGGAAAGACAGATACAGGCTAGTGATCGTAACAAGGCACTTATAAGTACACGTACTGCTAGAGCAAATGCAGCTGTAAGTTTAGGTAGAGAGGCTCTTCAGTATATACCAGAAGGAGCTAGGTCTAAAGCTATAATACGTACTGCTATGGCTTCTGGTATGACAGGTGTAAGTCAACTTAGAGATAAACTTGCAAAGGCTCATGCTGATGCAGGTTTAGCTCCAGGTCAAACACTATCTATAAATGACGTTGAAGCTGTTGTTAATATGCCTAACATACCTGATATTGATACAAAGTATATTGATATGTCACTAGAGCAGTTTGCTAAAGAGACTTATGGAGCTACAGCAGAAGCTACTAAGTTTAAAGATGATACCAATATAGTTGGTAGATTGTTTGGCTTTGGTGCTATGGATAGAGCCAGAGAAGAACTAGGTAAAATAGATGCTATGGACGGTATGTCTGTTGCAGATATAAACGCCGCTTCTCGTTTAGCTGAGTTTAATGCTCTTATACCCAACGCTGTAATGTCTTTCTCTGAGATGAAACGTTTTAGTAAGCTAGAAGGTTTTAACTTTGCTAAAGATATAGCAGAAACTTATGATGACGCACTAAAATCTAGAGAAGCAGAGGATGAGGAAGAAAAAGCTTACAAGCTTCTTGTACAAAAGGCTGTAGATGCTGGGCGTAAAGAGAGTGACGTAGGTCCTGCAGAGATTCTTGAGGCAAAAAGAATTGCTAGACAATTTTATGCTAGGGGAAAGGTAAAAGAAGAAATCGACATGTATGCAGGTATGTATGGTGCAGCTGGTGGTTTCTTTGATCAGCAGGTTGCCACAGATCAGATTGCAAAACTTATGGGTAAGGATTATCTATCTCAGCTTATGAAGGAGTATGAGTATACCCCTAAGGCTGACACTGAAGAAAAAGATAAAACTGAAACAACAAAACCTGAGGTAGTATCAACTACTGAAGAATCTAAGATGGCAGAATTGCCATACGCAGAACCTACTGTATCACAGCCTGTTGCAGAACCTCTACCACCAGAGAAGCATAGACCAGGTGGTGATAGAAAAGCTGGATTTGGAGATGCAGATATTAGACAATGGGATAGGCAGTATGGAGGTAGGTACACATTTGACGGTCAACCTATCCTAGTTGAACCTAGACCTACAGACCCTAAGGCTAAAATATATATCTATAAAGGTGTTAAGAAAAGAAAGTCTCAAGTCAATGCTATGGATAATTGGGATGATCAGTACGGCGACACACATAACCCAGACGGTACACCTAAACAGTTTAAGGGCGACTAAGTATGAATTACTTTGAACAAAAAGAATATATGAAAAATCTTTATAGTGGTGCAGATTCTTCTTCTGAAAAAAAGTATGAAACTCTATCGTTTGATCCAGAAGAAACATTATCTGTAGAAGACATACGAAAAGACTATAAGTACTCTCAACCTATTCGTGACTATATGATTGAACGTATGGGTATAGATTATCAAACTAAATCAGACGAAGATGTAGTAGATGATTTTGTAAAGCACATGCGTTACTTCAACGCTAATACTGTAATGACTGCAGGTGAAGTTAGATTTGTTACTAAAGCAAATAAGAGACAAAAAGAAACAGCACGTAAAGCTTATCAGATATACGATCAACTAGGTAATGTCTTTGTTAATGATGGATTGATGGGTGCTGTAAAGGGTGTAGGAGACTACGTATTTGCTGCGGCATCTGATCCTACTAACTACTTAGGTATACTTACAGGTGGTATAGGTAGAGCTGCAGCTGGTGGTGTTCAAGTAAGTGGTAAGCAAGTTATAAAAGCTGCAGTACGTAAGGCTGGTAGAGATGCTCTAAGATCTGGTGCTACAAAAAAAGCAGCTAGAGAGGCAGGGCGTAAAGCTGGTAAAGAAGCGGCTGAACGTGCGGCAGCTAGGGGTATGACAGATAAAAGAACTAAGGGTATATATGATAAAGTATCTAAGCTTGTTGAAACAGAAGCTAAGAAAGCTATACCTAGAGATGCCATGAAAGAAGCACAGAAAAATTTATTTAGAACAGCGGCTACTAAATCCTTGTATGCTACTACAGCGCTGGACGCTACGGCTGCTGTGTATCAAGATATTGCAAACCAAGAGATTATGCTAGACGTAGGAGCACAAGAAACGTTCAGTAAAACACAGAGTGCTTTCTCTGGTCTCCTTGGTGGTGTTGCAGGTGGAGCACAGCTTGTAGCACGTAAGCTAGGCGCTGGTAAATCAGGCTTTGAAGATACTCGTACAGAGACAGAAAAACTAGCGCAGAATACAATAGATTTGTATGCTCCTATTCTAAAGAAAGCAGATGCACCTGAGGCGGCTAAGGCTATACGTAAAGCTACAGATAAGTGGAATGCTAAAGTAGCTAGAGGTAAGAAGGGTAGAGGCGAAGTATTAGATGACTCTCAACTTATAAGAGAAATAATGTTTGGAGATGTAGAGGGTGAAATAGGTGGCCTTGTTGGTGTATTCAGATCCAAGGGATACAAGGTTGGTAAAGAAGTTCACATATCTGATGTTATGACTAACGTAGCTAACTCACTTACACAGAAAGAACTTGAAGATATTAATATTGCTTTTGCTAAGCATACAGGTTTTAAATTTGGTGATCTCACAGGTGCACGTGTTAAGCTAGGAGATCTTATGGCTGACCGTTTTAGTGAGGCTGGTAAGACTTTGCAGGTAGCATCACAGGTTAGTAAGACTTTAAACTCTGGACTATTAGCAGCTGAGACTAAGATAAAGTTACAGTCAGGTGCTATTAAAGAGGCTGAAGAAGGTAAAGAAATTACACTATCTGATGGCACAAAGATTAAAAAACCTAAGCCACCTGAGCCATTACGTTATGGTCAGTCTGTATGGAAACGATTACTTGTTTCATCCCCGGCTACCACAGCATTAAACGTTGCTGGTTTTAGCCAGTACTATGTAGGTCAAACTATTGCTGATCTGTTTAGTTCAACAGCTCTAATGACTAAGGGTGTAGCTCAAAGTACATATAATACTAAAGCTGCACAAGAATCTTTTAGACAGGCACGTGCGCTTAGCTCACTACAGGTACAAAAGCTACGTAACTTAATGGACCCGTACACTACACGTGATGCATACATGAAATTTCTTGAAGATCCTGAGAACTTAGATGCACAGAAGGTACTGTTTGAAACTATGGCAGGTGGTGTAGATGCATCAGCTAAACGTTATGGTATGAATCCTGACAGTAAAGCCTTTCGTAATGTAGAAGCTTTTACTAGAGCTATGAATCAGATAACAGGTGTGCGTATACAAGATACGTTTACTAAATCTCAAATGTTTATGACTGATATGGATAAGTACCTAAGGTTAAAGAGAGGCGTTACTCTTAAGGAAGCATTACTATCTGACGATATAATAATTGATGACGAGGTTATATCAGGTGCACTAGATACTACTCTTAAGTCTGTGTTTGCTAAAGACTATACTACAAAAGAACAACCAGAAATTATTAGAACAGCAGCTAAGTTTGTAGAGACTGTATCCAATACACCTTTCTTGGGTACTATACTACCCTTTGGTCGTTTCTTTAACAACGTTGTTGCTACAGCTTATCAATGGGGTCCTTTCTCTGCACCTGAGACACTATTAAAACCTATGTATAAACGCATAGTTAAAAAAGAAGGTATGGGTGTTTCAGAAATGGATGCAGCAGCTCGTACAACCGTGGGTATAGCTGGTTTAATACTAGCCTCTCAGTATGATAAAGAACGTAGGGATGAAGGTTTAGGTGTATACGAAATTAATGTAGGTGGCGGTAAAATTATAGACGCTAAAAACACATATCCATTTTCTGCATTCCTTGCTGCTGGACGCATCTTCAATATGAAACTGAATGGTGAGACTGTACCACCAGAACTTATACAAGAGATGGGTACTCAAGTTGCTGTAGGACAGTTAGCAAAAGACGCTCAGTTTGGTAATGATCTAAACAACCTACTAGATGTATTAATAAACCAAGATGAAGGTGCACGTGGTGCACAGTTTGATGCATTCAATAAGACTTTTGGTAACTTTCTAGCAGGTGTTACTAGACCATTAGATGCTGTCAATAAAGTTGTAGGTTTTGCTATGGGTACAGACGCAGCTAAAGACGTAAGACAAGCTGACGGTTTAGGTTTGTTTACGCAGACTTCTACAAAATACTTTGATAATATCCTTGAAGCATTCATAGGCAAGACAGATACTATTACTGGTGAAGATTTGAAAGTAGCAACAAGAGAGGGTGAGATATATGATGCTAACCCTTTTGCTAGAATCTTTGGTCTGACTATAAAGCAGGGTCGTACAGCTACTGAGAAAGCATACTCTATGTCTGAGATGCAAGCTTGGACTGCTAATGAGAGATCTAAACTACCTGCATATGATAGAGCATTCAACGGTATGTTAGCCCCTATCTTAGAACGACAAACACAAAGGCTCTTGAGGACAGAGCAGTTTATGAAAGCTGACCTACCCGAAAGACGTGGTATGTTAAAGGCTGTACTACGTAGTGCTAAGAAGCAGATACGTGAGAGGTTAGATGAGGGTTATACTACAGGTGATAATGTTAAGCTAAGAGCTGCGTATAAAGCAAAGTCAAAATTCTCTAAAGAGATAACTACAGAAGCTAAGAAAGTACTGAAAGAAAAGTTTGGTGTGAGCGGTGATATAGAAGACTATTCTTTCGCTGAGCTAGATTTATTTATAAGTTATAGTGAACATCTCAAAGATGCCTATGACGAAGCTGGTCAGTTATAAACAAAGAGAGAGGGGGCAATTAAGCCCCCTTATTTTATTCCATGTATGTCAGCTGATAATCTAGCCCACATCTTTGCTTCCATAAGTTTCTCCCTGGCCCTCTCCTTTTCCCTACAATCATGTAAGTTGTTTAAGATGTAGCTGTCTAGATTACGCACTTCTTTGTTAAGCCCAGTATTAAACTTGTTACTCTTAGTCTTAACAAAGTTATTTGCCTCTAGCTCTATTTTCTTCATTCTTTATTTTCTACTTTCTTTAGGTAGTTTAATGCTTGTTGTACACCCTCACTATTGTCACCCAACATACCTATACCACGATTACAACTACTACATAGATGGCCTCGGTACTCACTTGTAGTATGACAGTGATCTAAGTGTAGCTTTTCTCCTTTGATATCTTTTGAATCTACACCACAGCAGTCACACTTACCATAAGCTTTGCGTCCGTGTATTTTCTTAAGACTCTTTTGTATACTGTCAGCCTTAATAGCACAAGCCTTACACTTATTATGAAGATGATTGTTAGCTGTTCCATCTTTTGAAAAGTAAGTACTAGCTATATAAAAATGCTCTTCTGTTTCTGGAAAAGTTTCTTTACAAGTAGTGCATTGTTTATCTCTAACATCAGTAGAGAGTGCTTCTCTTTCCATATCCTCAAACAAGTTAAACTTTAGTTGCATCATGTATCCTCTGGTATAGCGTTACACATAGGTAATATAAAAACTTTTTCAGTAAGTTCTTCTGGTAGGTATGTATATACACTTGTCATTGCACGTGCTGCACCATCAATACAGCTATCATATGTATCATACAGGATAGGTGAAGCTTTTATTGTTGGCTCTTCACCCACCATGAATGCTATAAGTACAAGAACATACACTATTCTTGCTCTTCAGAATCAAATTTATCTTTGACGTAATCTACTCCTTGTGTTACCTTAGGTTCTACATAGTCATACGTAGAACTACCTACATCACTAGCTACTTCAATAGCTGCAATGCCTACAAAAAACATTACTAAAACTTCAACCATCTAATTGTTCCTTTAGTTCACTATAGCCACCGACATGGTGACCTTCATTGTCCCAGATTTGGGGTACAGTATTCATACCTGCCTGTTGCATTAATGTCAACAACCACCGACTACTAACTGTATCAACAGAGTAAGGCATAAACGCTATGCCTTTCTCCTCTAGTAAGTGCTTTGCCTTATTACAGAACCCACACTTCGTTGTTCCTAGTACTACATACATAGCTTATACTAGATCTACAATTTCACAAGAGTCTCCAGAGCAAGCCATTGTTTGCATAGACACTGTGTTATCTTCACTCTCATAATCTGATAGCTCTGACCAATCAATACGAGTAGGCATCTTTGAAAGTAATTCTTTATACTCTTTCTTATCTATCTCTTGGTAAGGAGCTTGCTGGTATGAGTGATCTGAGTGTGGCAAAAATGACACACCTGACATTTCATCAAAGTGTTTGTACACAAATGCACCTACATCCATCCACTCCTCATCACGTACTGTTATAGTAACAGATGGCTTATGCTCACACCAATGCCGTTGATATGCAAGCCACAACTCTAATTGCTCCACAGCCGACATAACATTACGTGTCACTGACTTCTCAGGCGACTTAACTGGGAAGCTAAACACAACTGTAGAGTCAGGCTTCATAACACACGGTTCATTAGGTATACCTCTATCAATCATAAACTGAGTTAGAGGGTCTTTATTGTCACCACGTACAGTACGAATATAGTATGGGCTATGTCTCGCATGGATTCCACTGGCGCTATCTACAAGCTGTGAAACCGTGCCACTTGGTTTTACGCAGCTGATAGCAGTACTAGCAGGTATACCTAGTAGATTAGCCCACTCTTCATTAGTAGCTACAGCAACAGAACGTAAGTGTTCTAGTGTCTTCTTCAGACCTTTGTTCTTCTGTGTCATTAATGGGTTGTCCATGATACCTGTCATAGATACACCAAGCAATCTCTCTTCTGCTGTATTGTTCTGCCATACTTTACGTAGGTATGGGAACTTAATCATAGTAGACTGTATTGTACCTAAGATAGTAGCAAGTCTAACCTTACGCTCAAGATCTTCTAGTGTATCAGTAGCACGTACTACACACTCCGTTAGGTTACAGAACTGGTATGGGCGTAAAATTATCTCACTGCAAGGGTTGCAGCCGAACTCGTAGTTAGGATCACGTCTACCATTCTTAGCCGCTTGTACCTTAGATGCCTGTCTGTTAAAGATACCACGCTCACCAGACTTAGACTCAACCAGAGACAACCATTCACGCATAAATGTTTCCATGTCTGGCTTCTCACTGTAAGCTACTGAGTTGTTAGCTAATGCTCTATGTCCTGCAGTTTCCCACCACTGTCCTGACTTAGCATGACGCATTCTATCATCAGATAAATTACTCAATGAAATCATAGCACTACGGCGTACACCACCAACAACAACTATCTGACCTATGAAACACATAAGGTCGTGACATTCCATAGAGCTAAGCTTACGTCCTTGTGCTCCCTTGAAGGTAGCTACAGCGAAGTTAAACAGTTCTACTAATGGCGCTGGTCCTGATGCTCTACCACCAAACGTTTTAAGTCTTGCACCTGCAGGTCTAACTTGAGATACATCCCACTTAGGTATTTCACCAGCCCATAAGAGTGCTAGAACTTGACGGAATCCTTTAGCCCAACCTTCTTTGCTATCCTTAACAACAACAGTAGACTCACTATCAAACAACTCAGGTATCTCTGGTAGCTTCTTTATGAACTGTCTCTCGACAGAGAAGCCTACACCAGTACCACAGAGAAGTATATACATAGCTTCATCAAAAGATTTAGGATCATCTACTGGTAGGTAACTACAATTATATCCTGCTGTATTGTCACGATCTAAAGCGGGACCAGCTGTCATCATTGCCCTCATACTAGGCATTATTTCCTGACCCAGTATAGCTTGTTCAATATCTCTTACGTCTGTGTTGTCTACTATTCTATCTACCTCATCGCCCAGCGCCTTGCGAACTACGTTATCCATGTAACGCCCTACTGTTTCTCCCCAAGACTCACGCCCTTTGCCATCAAAGTACTTGGCGTAGCGTGACTTGTGTATGAATGCTTGATAGTCTGTTGGTAATTGGTTACTCATCTATTGTCTCCTGATCCTTTTATTACACCACGTGCAGCGCGGCTATTTAGTTTATACATATTCCTCTGTATTAAATCTTGTAGGTTGCTACCAAAGTAATTAGCTATAGCAATATTGTAGAACAATACGTCACCACTCTCATTGAGTATAGCCTCTTCATCAAACGTACCATCTCTTAACATACGCTTTATCTTACCGTGTAATTCTCCTACCTCCTCACACAACCCTAATAGGTTTTCCATTAGCCTATCCTCAGGTTTTGTTACAATCATACTCTCAACAAAGTCGGAATACTCTGTTGGTGTTGAGTCTATTAGATTGTTTATTGCTTCTATATCTTCTCTAGCAATCATTTTCTTTCCTTAACATTTAAATTTTCTATATTCATATCGTCCACATCATATATAACATCTGTTATTAGATCGTGGATATCTTTTTCGTGGCTATCATCATAGGCTGATAATATATTATTAGTATCTTCTACCTTAGCTACAAATGTAACATTAAACTTTTTCATGCGTTACCCTTAGTCTTAGTCCAGCGGTTAAGTAATATAACGTTATCTTTTACCTCATACCCCTCATCAGTTTCAATCAGTGCTTCAGCATATTGATCTGGGAACATTTCTTGTAGTAGGTTACCTCGTAGCTCTATGAAATCCTCCCATGCATCAGGATACGTATCTAAGAACGCTTGTGCTGAAGCCATAGTAAGAGCTTCCTCTAGTGCTGCCTTCATACCATCATGCGACTCAGCCTCACCAAATACTAAACCTGTTTTGATCTGACCTGTCCACTCACCCTCTCTAGTAACAGGATGTAATATAATAGCGATGTCGCCAGGCTTTACTTCATAGCCCATCATAACCTCCTCTTTACTTTCACACGTTGCTCTTTCATACGCTTACCTTTTTCTAGTAGCCAACCTTCTGGTATAACACGATGCGCCCACTTGAAGCCATTCTTCTCACACCAATCACAGTATCTACTCTTAGCTCCCTTATATAGCTTAGAGTTTGCGTTACTAAATACAAAACGTATATCTAGTTTAGGATGTTGCTTCTGTATTTCTACGTGCTTGCGCCGATCTCCAGAACTGAATAACCCTTTGGTCTCGATTATAATACCGTTGTCTAATTCGAAGTCTGGTGTATAGGTGCGATACTTTAAATCTTCCCACTCAATCTTTAGCTTTTCATATGATACAATCTTCTGCCGTGTCTCTAAGAATGTAGCAGCCTCTAGTTCAAGGCCACTACGGTAGTTTCTTCTATTGTGTTTACGAACCACGCCCATCTCCTATGTGTACATATTCTACCATAGGTGGTTCTTTCTTACCCTTGTATACACGTGAGGGTTGTTCGTTTAAGTCCCAACACTTATGTTTGAAGTCACACCAGCCACAGGTATTCTTATCCAGTACTAAGTTACCACTAGGCTTCTTGAAGTATGTCTCAGGTACTGCTTCGTAGCAACGCTTGAATGGTGCATCACTCTCAATGTAATCCACAGTAGATTGAATACTATCTATGACAGCTTCCTTGTCCACCTCAGATGCGTCTACATACTTGAACTCACCGTTCCCTTTGTTGACTACCCACCAGCCACCTACATCCTTTCCTGCGGCTTCTGCGTAGCCTACAAGCTGTGATACATA